GGCGCTCCTCGTGATGGTCGTAGATCAGTCATTATTGATCCATTCTCAAGCGCAACTATCGTTGATAGCTTGAAGGGTCTATTTGTGCCACAAGAAGCGATTTCTACTCAGTATCGTAAAGGTTTGATGGGTCGAGATTCTGCTGGTATGAACTGGAAGATGGATCAGAACATTGTGAACCAAACTTACGGCTCATTTGCTGGAACAGCTACAGTCAATGTGACTACAGCTACTGGCTTTTTGACAAGCGGTTGGGCTTCTAATGCAAACATCACTTTGACTTTGACTAACGCTGTTAGCTTGAATCAAGGCGATACATTCACCATCGCTGGTGTTTATGCAGTAAACCCACAAAATCGTCAGTCTTATGGCAAGTTGCGTAACTTTGTTGTGAACACAGCCGTTAGCGGTTCAGGTGGCACAATCACAGTCAATGTATCTCCTGCTCCTATTTCTGCTGGTCAGTTCCAAAACATCAGCGTAACTAGCTCAGGCGCACAAGCTGTAGCGTTCTTTAACTCAACTGGTACAACCAGCCCACAAAATATCCTCATGCACAAAAATGCGTTTACTCTCGCAGTAGCCGATCTTGAGTTGCCTGAAGGTGTTCATTTTGCTGGTCGTGCAAGCGATAAGGAAATTGGTCTGTCAATGCGTGTAGTTCGTCAATACACCATCAACAATGACTCTATTCCTACTCGTTTAGATGTTCTATACGGATGGGCGCCTCTGTACCCTGAGTTGGCTTGCCGTATTGCATCTTAATTTATAGACAAAGAAAGGAACTAAATCATGTCTAATCCAGGACCAGCATCAACAGTATCATCAGTTTATTTATTCAATGGTAACGCAGCAGATGGTGTTTCCCTTGGTATTTCTACTGGCAAAATTGGTTTTTATGGTGTAACTCCAGTTGTTAAAGCTGGCGCAATTACTACCATTGCAACCAACGCAACTGGCACAGCAATTTCTGTAGCAGTTAATGCAATTATTGTTGCATTGCAGAACATTGGTGTAACAGCGTAATAATGTTGTAAAACTAAGCCCATCCTCAAAAGGGGTGGGCTTTTTTCTTTGTGAAGGAAGAAAATTGCATATAACTGTAGCCATTCCAGCCTATACAGGCACAATTTACATAGCAACTCTTAGATCGCTTATAAATGATCTTGTAATGCTTGTAGCTAGAGGCGATACATTTACCCTCATTGATGACATAGGAAGCGCTAATATTGCCGATTGTCGAGGCGCAATAGCCTCCAATTTCCTTAAAACAGATTCTGATTGCCTTGTTTTTGTTGATTCTGATGTAGCTTGGGAAAAAGGCGCTCTTTTAAGGCTTGTAGATCACAAGGTTGATCTAGTAGGTGGTATATATCCATATCGAGTTGAAGAACTAGGATTCCCTATCAAATACTTGGAAAAAGAAGAACTTTGGGCAGATCCTGAAACAGGCTTGTTAGAAGTTGCTGCTATTCCTACAGGATTTATGCGAATTAGTCGCAACTGCTTAGAACAAATGATAAAAGCCTATCCTGAACAGTATTACCATGATGGAGCTAAAGATAATCTTTTTTATGATCTATTTTCTCGTATTTGTGAGGGTGAAAGTAAATACGGAGAGGATTATTCATTTTGTTTTAAATGGAGCAAAATAGGCGGTAAAGTATGGTGCGATCCTGAAATTAAAATGGGTCATACTGGAAATAAAACTTATGTCGGTCATTTTGGAAACTATTTGCGAAACAGATAATTAAAGATTAAACTTAGGTAGCCTTAACCCCTATATAAAGGAAAAACCATGCCATCAACCACTCTTGCTCGTGGAAACGCTTTACAAACTTTTTATGTTTCCCCTTCTATTACTCCAGCCGAAGTCGCTGCTAATATTACTGCTGCCCAAACATTTACTGTTCCTGGCTTACTTACAACCGATCATGTAACAGTTTCTTCTGTTGCAGCTCAAACTGCTGGTATTTTTATTGCTGATGCTCGTGTTTCAGCAGCTAATACATTAAGCGTTCAATTTGGTAACTGCACAACAGGCGCATTAACTCCTGTTGCTGGCTCTTACATTCTTGATGTTATTCGCTTTGAAGGCCCATTGCCTGCAACAGCAGTCTAATTAAGGATTAATCATGTCATTAACAACTGTAATCCGTTTAGTAGGAAAAACTACTGCATTATCAGTTACAGCATCAGCTCATGCAGCAGTTACTGTTTCTGCTGTAGGCGGTAGTGTTCTTAGCAACTATGCTTCATTCTTGAATGTTGGTGCAAACTCTGTAGCTATTGAAATTTCTCCAATAGGGATTACGGCTGTTACAGCTACTTTGCCTGTTGATGGAACAGTTGGCTCATATATTTTGCCTCCATTAATGACTAGACCTATTGTTTTGGCTGTTCCAGCTAATGATTTCCAAGTATCAGCTATTGGATCAGCAGCAGGCCCAGCACTTGTTTACATTACACCAGTTAGCGATCAGTCTTAATAAATCGCCTTTTAAGGATTTTCTATGGGCAGTCCATCAGATTCATCTGTTCAGAATTTACTGCCTGTTCAGGCTTATTTTGATGCTCAGAAAAACTTTATAACCTTTATTGGTCAGGGTCAGCCGTTCTATGCAACGGCTAATCCTAGTCAATCAGGCTTAACAATTACCAATAGCACTTTAAATAGCAGTCCTATTGGTAATACTTCTCCTTCTACTGGTGTTTTTACTAACATCAGCACAACTACTGGAACAATTTCAACTCAGCCAACAGGCGCAACAGATATAGTCAATTTATTGGCTTTACAGTCTTATGCTGCTGGAATTAGTTGGAAACAACCTTGTGCAGTTGCAACATTGGCAAATATTACTTTGTCAGGCTTGCAGACCATTGATGGTTATACAACCTTGGCTGGTGATCGAGTATTGGTTAAAAATCAGTCAAATGCTGCCAATAATGGCATTTATTTGGCTTCTGCAACTGCTTGGACTAGATCTTTAGATGCAGACCAATGGAATGATTTTGTTTCAGCCATTACTTTTATTGAATATGGCACTCAAGCTGGTGGCGCATGGTTTTGCACAGCAGTTCCAGGTGGAACATTAGGAGTAACTGCTCTAAATTGGTCACAATTTACTACTTCAGCGACTTATTCTGCTGGTACAGGACTAACTCTTACAGGGTCTGTATTTAGTATTACCCCAGTTGGAACTGCTTCTACTTATGGCTCTGCTACTCAAACTCCAGTATTTACTACTAATGCAAGCGGTCAAGTAACTGCCGTTACTAATACAACCATTACTCCAGCCGTAGGATCAATTACAGGGCTTGGAACTGGTGTAGCAACTGCTTTGGCTGCTGGTGTAACTGGATCAGGAAATATTGTTTTAGCAACAAGTCCTACTTTAGTCACTCCAGTTTTAGGAACTCCAACTTCAGGTAATTTCTCAACTGGAACATTTACTTGGCCTACATTTAACCAAAACACTACTGGAACTGCTGCCAAGGCAACCAATTTAGCAGGAGGAGCTGCTGGTTCAGTTCCTTATCAATCAGCTCTTGATACAACTACATTCTTAGCTGCTGGAACAAATGGTCAAGTTCTTACCTTAGCATCAGGTATTCCATCTTGGGCAACTCCAACAACAGGCACAGTAACCTCTGTAGGAGGCACAGGGACAGTTTCAGGCATTAGTTTAAGCGGTACAGTCACTTCTAGCGGAAACCTCACCTTGGGCGGTTCTTTGGATTTGTCAGCTCCTCCTGCTATTGGTGGCGCTACTCCAAATACCATTACTGGCACAACCATTACTGCCAATACTAAGTTTGTAAGCCCTTATTTTGATGCTGCAAACTCGGCTGGTGGCGCATTAAGAAATTCAGGTGGAACTGCTTGCTTGCAATGGGGTGGCGGTGGCGGTGCAAATTTAACAGTTGATGTATCTGCTAATTTAAATGGTGCAAACGCACAAATTGATATTAGCCCTACTGGAACTGGTCATGTCCATATAAATCCTGCTGGTACTGGTTCAGTTGAAATTAAACCTACAAACGCTGGAGTAATGGATAACATGGTTATTGGGGGAACAACCCCTTTAGCTGGAACATTTACTACATTAAGAATCAATAGCACTTTATCTTTGGCTGGATCAACAGGAACTGCTGGATATGTAGTGACTTCCAACGGAGCTTCTGCTCCAACTTGGCAAGCCCTTCCAGCCACAGGATTAGCGATTGTTGATGACACAACTACTAATGCAACTCGCTATATAACCTTTACAAGCGCCACAAGCGGAAATATTACAACTGAGAATGTCAGCTCTACCAAGTTGCAATATAACCCTTCTACTGGTGCTTTAAGTGCTACTAAATACTTTGGTGATGGTTCTTCCTTAACTGGAATCGTATCAGGCGCAACAATTAGCAACGATACGACTACTGCAAGTAACCTTTACCCATTGTTTTCTTCTGCCACTAGCGGAACTCCAACAACGATTTATACAAGTAATGCAAAGTATTTGTATAAGCCAAGCACAGGCGATTTACAAGCAAGCCAGGTAGTTGCAAGTAATGGTATTTTTGTAAACGCTACAACTTCAGTATCAAGCTATACGATTGCAAGCGGAACTAATGGCTTTACTATTGGGCCATATACTGTTTCTTCAGGTCAATCAATTACTGTTGCTTCAGGTCAAAGGTGGGTAATCCTATGAGTATTGTTCTTCAATCTACTGGTGGCGGTCAAATCACCATCCAAGAGCCAACAACTGCTAGTAACTTTACGCAGACCTTACCTGCTGCTAATGGTACTGTTGCTTTATATGCTGATCCACAAGTAACAACTTATACATCAGGCTCTGGTACATATACTGTGCCGACTGGGGCTAAATATTTACAAGTTCGTTTAGTCGGTGGTGGCGGTGGCGGTGGTGCTATTTCAAGTGGTGGAAGTGCTGGCGGTGCTTCAAGTTTTGGTAGTTCTTTTTTATCTGCAAATGGCGGTGGCGGTGGTTCAGTTGCAACAGGTTCTAATGCTTTAGGCGGCTCTGCTTCGGGTGGAGATATAAACATAACTGGTGGACAAGGCGGTGCTGGTCCACAACCAGTACCAGCAAGTTATGCTCCTGGCGGTGCTGGTGGAAATTCACCTTTTGGTGGTGGCGCTGGTCAATCTCAAGCTAATACCACTGGTACTGCTGGTGCTACAAATAGTGGTGGCGGTGGTAGCGGTGCTTCAGGTGGTTATAGTGGTGGTTCTGCTGGCGGTGGTGGTGCTGGTGGTTATTGTGAAAAACTCATTACATCTCCATCTGCTACATATTCTTATGCTGTTGGTGCTGGTGGGGCTGGTGGTTCTAGTGGTACTGCTGGCGGTGCTGGTGGAAGTGGAATAATTATTGTTACAGCATATTTTGGATAATATTATGAACAAATACGCAATCATTCAAAACGGCTTAGTTATTAATTACATTGAGTATCAAACTCAACCCAATAATCCTCCACCTTCTTTTGAAGAAGAAACAATAGCCGTATTAAACAATAATGTTGGTGTTGGTTATACATATAACAATGGTGTCTTTACTGAACCCCAGCCATTCCCTAGCTGGATTCTTGTAAACAACAAATGGACTGCACCAGTAGAAAAACCTTCTGATGGTATTTATCTTTGGGATGAAGCTACTACAAGCTGGAAGGAATTAGCATAATGGCTTACGGAACAGTAAACGCTGATGTAATTCAGACTTCTACTAGCGGTGGAATACTAGGTGCTGGTAACGCTTCTATTATGAAGAATAGAATTCAGAATGGGGCAATGGTTATTGACCAAAGAAATGCTGGTGCTAGTGTTACTTCTGCAACTAATGGCGGCTATACACTTGATAGATGGGCAATTCAAAACAATAGCGGTGCAAGTCGTTACACTATTCAACAAAATGCTGGTTCAGTAACACCACCAACAGGGTTTAGTAATTATCTTGGATGCACTTCAACTTCTGCTTATACAGTAGGTAGTGGTGATGCTTTAGGAATGTTTCAGCGTATTGAAGGGTTTAATACTTCTGATTTAGGTTGGGGAACTGCAAACGCTAAAACTGTTACTTTATCTTTTCAAGTTCGTTCATCCTTAACTGGAACTTTTGGCGGTGCTATTAAAAATAGTGCTGATGATTATTCTTATCCGTTTACTTACACAATTTCTTCTGCAAATACTTGGACAACAATCAGCGTAACTATTGCTGGTCCAACAAGCGGAACTTGGGTAGGTGCTACAAACGGCACAGGGGTAATGATTATTTTTGCTTTAGGCACAGGCTCTACACTAGCTGGAACTGCTGGCTCTTGGTCGGCAAACGGATATTATGGTGCAACTGGGCAAACGCAAGTAGTCGCTACTAATGGTGCTACATGGTATGTAACTGGTGTTCAACTAGAAGTAGGAAGTAGTGCTACTGGATTTGAGTATCGTTTATATAATCAAGAATTAAGTGCTTGCCAAAGGTATTATGAAAAATCTTATTCTATTAATGTAACCCCAGCAACTAATACTGCTTTTGGAACAGTATCATTATTTACAAGTAGCACTCCAGTTGGTTATTTGGCTGGTTCAAGAAGTTTTTTAGTTTCAAAAAGAACATCACCAACTATAACAATTTATTCTCCTAGCGGAACATCTGGAACTGTGGCTGATGGAAATACTACTGATTATGGTGCTGGCACTGCAAATCAAATTGGCACAAATGGATTTGGTTTGCAAAACACAAGTGGTTCTACTTATTCCCCAGCAGGAAATTTAATTTATTTCCATTACACAGCAAGTGCGGAGCTATAAATGTATAAATATCTTTCATTTAATAATGTCAAAAATGGTGTTATCCGTTTATCAGACAACGCTTGCATCCCATTCGACCCTGACAACACAGACTACCAAGCCTTTAAAACTGCCGTATTAGAACAACAACTTGGCGGTTTAGTAGAAGATGGTGATTCATTTAGCCTAAATACTAATCCTAATGATTCCATATTAGAAGATGCGGATGGTAATGTAATGACCATTGATGAAGCCAAAGAATATGTAAGGACTT